TGTATTCCCATCCTGTTCTATAATCAATTGAATTTATGGTTTCTGTTACCGTACTTTCAGTCTCCGTATGGCTTGTCATAGAACCTTGTTGGAAATTTGGTACCACAGGGACTGCAAGAGTTTTAGACGGTAACAGTAATAAAAATAATAGGATAAATTTATTCATCCTAATCACCTATCGTATTGTAAGCTCAGTTACGAATTGAGAAGTAGCTGATGTGTTAGCTCCACCTGCTGCTACGCCACTAAATGCATGAGCACTTGAAACTGTACCACCTAAAGATCCAACGGTTCCACCAGCAGTGGAAGACATATCACCAAAGTTGTTAACAGCACCAACAGTCGGAGCACTACTAGCAACAGCATCGCCTTGAGTGTATGACTGTGCAAAGCTGAAAGCTGAGCCTGCTGTTTTCTGTTCTGCTACAACTACACCAGGCGTATAAACGCCTGAAGTTATAACACCAGATGATACTTGATCGCTAACAGCACTACCACCAGTAGGTGTAATAGATGTATCTACACCACTACCACTAACGGCATAAGATGATCCGATCCTATTAGTAGATGTATGTGCTCCACCAACACTGAGTTGTACGCTAGAAGCGAATCTTGATGTGATGTCTGCGTTCACTGGGTTTACAGCGACACCACCCATCAATAACATAATTATAGGTATAAATTTCTTCATGTGTTTTGACACTGTACCTCTACTATATAGGTGTTTATAACCCCCCTTGAATGTGCGGTAGATCACACTTCCAAAAATCTTAATAATGTGGTTAAATAGTATTGTACGCCTTCGGGGTACACAATTTACACTCGCTTTTAAAGGAGAATTATGAACACACTAGCAAGATACCATGCTGCTAATCTTCCTGAACTTATGGAAAAGATTAGTCGTAACGCTATAGGTATGGATGAATATCTAAATAGGTTTTGGGAAGCAGAATCCCAGTCTAAATATCCACCATATAATTTGGTGCAACTGAATAATAATGAATCGAAACTCGAAGTCGCCCTTGCGGGCTTTAAGAAGGATGAAGTTAAAGTCTATACGGAGCTTGGAAAACTACATGTTGAAGGCACAAAAGAAGATAAGGAAACAGATGCAGAGTATAGACACAGGGGATTGGCACAACGTTCATTCAAACGCTCTTGGACACTCAGCGAAGATTGCGAAGTTCGACAGGTCGTATTTACCGACGGACTCCTCACCGTGGAGTTAGGAAAAGTAGTTCCTGAGAAACATGCTAGGAAGGATTATCTCTCATGAAATTACTTAACACTCCTTTCACTGTGATAAAGAAAGCTATCGCAGATATTAAAAGAAAGAAAAAACCAAATGAAAAAACCAGGTGATGTGATGATGCACCCCTTGTGGGCAGTTCCTGTTATGTTATTGTTTATGACTTCTTTGATTCAAGGTCTTCATACTGCTGCTCACTGGCGTATGCAAATAGATGCAGATTCTTATTGTAAGAATAATGCTGAGTGGATAGAATCAAATACAGGATACAGTGACGATGATTATTGACCTATATAATACACAACAGAAGAGACCCGATGGGTCTCTTTTTATTTGGAGACATCTATGAATGTATACTTGAATTTAAAACCAAATACCTATGGCGGTGAATCAGACCTCTTGACAGTTGAGGTACCTTCAGCTTATACTGAGGCATTACTACAGCACGTAAGACCTATTGCAGAGCAAAAAGACGTTCCTGAAAGTAGAATCTTAAAGGACATTATTAAACAATCTATTACTGAAATTGAACGTAGATCCTATGAGCATAAGAATCGTAAGAACCAGAAACGGAGATGATGTTATCTGTCAGATCCAAGAGATCACTCAAGAGGGTGATAAGAAAATTTTAGGATATCAATTAGAGCATCCATACTTTGTACATCTAGACGAAGAACTTACTATTGATGGTGGAGATAGTATTAATAAGATCTCTAATCCTACACTTGTTATGCACCCGTATGTGCCACTAGCAAAAGAACCAAAGGTCATTGTGCGTTTTGATGAAATCATCAGTGCATACGAACCAATTGATAAGGTTCTAGAAAAATACACACAACTTACAGAGGCAGCAATCAATGCTCAAGATAATACTATTGCAGAACAGAATGGATTACCTGATAGGGAAGGTGACGGAGCTGGATGAGGAGCCTTCTATTCTGATTGAGGGTTGTATGAAAATTGAAGATGGTAAGTTGGAACCGTTTCCTAAGTATTCAAAGCAACGAGATGTGTTCTTGACATCTGAGTCAGTTTTGACTATACTAGATCCATCAACTGAAATTCTAGGAGAGTATCAAAAGGAGGATGAGTAGTTTCTATACGAACATTCAACTAGCAGGTAATACTATCCTTTATCGTGGGTATGAGAATGGACAACAAGTCCAGACTCGTGCCCATTTTTCACCTACGCTGTTTATCCCTTCAAACAAAGAGGAGAAACATAAAACTTTAGATGGTGTTAACGTTAAATCGGTAAAGTTTGAGGGTGCTAGGGAAGCACGAGAGTTCATTAAGCAATACGATAATGTCCAAGGATTTAAAGTCTATGGATATGAAAGGTTTGTTTATCAATATATTGCCAAGGAATATCCTGGTGATGTTGATTATGATATGAAGCAGATGAAGATTTTCGCAATGGACATTGAGGTTCAATGTGAGAATGGATTCCCTGATGTAGAAGCAGCAGCAGAAGAAATGCTTTCAATCACCATTAAAGATATGGTGACTAAGAAATATTATTGTTGGGCTACTAGAGAGTTTAATCCACCTGAAGGTATTGAGACTCATTTCTTTTGGAATGAGCAAGAGATGCTTAGACATTTTGTATCGTGGTGGGCACAGAATACACCAGACATTCTTACAGGATGGAATGTAAATCTGTATGACGTACCTTATATTTGTAGGAGAGTTAGTCGTGTTCTTGGCGACAAGTGGATGAATTCATTGTCACCTTGGAATCGTGCTAATGAGCGTGAGGTGGTTATACAAGGACGTAAGAATTATGCTTATGATATTTCAGGCGTTAATATTCTAGACTACCTTGACTTGTATAGGAAGTTTACTTATACCAACCAAGAATCATATCGACTGGATCACATTGCGAATGTTGAATTGGGTCAGCGTAAGATTGATCACAGTGAGTATGAAAACTTTAAAGACTTCTATACAAATGATTGGCAGAAGTTTATGGAGTATAACATCCAAGACGTTGAGTTGATCGACAGACTGGAAGACAAGATGAAACTTGTTGAGTTGGCAGTTACTATGGCATATGATGCCAAGGTTAATCTGGAAGATGTATATTCTCAAGTCCGAATGTGGGACACGATGATATATAACTATCTCAAAGATCGTGATCTTGTTGTCCCTCCTCGAAAGGGATCTAAAAAGGATGAAAAATACGCAGGTGCTTATGTCAAGGAACCGATACCAGGACAGTATGATTGGGTGGTCAGTTTTGATCTCAATAGTCTGTACCCTCACCTTATTATGCAATATAATATCAGTCCAGAGACCCTCTGGGAGACTCGACATCCCAGTTCGAGCGTTGAAAGGATCCTAAATCAAGAGATTGATTTCTCAGGAGAGTTTGCAGTATGTGCTAATGGTGCTCAATACCGTAAGGACATACAAGGGTTCCTACCAAAAATGATGCAGAAGATTTATGACGAGCGTACGATTTATAAGAAGAAAATGCTTCAAGCGAAACGGGACAATGAAGTTTCGCCAAGTGCCAAACTACAAAGAGATATTAGTAAATTCAATAACATCCAAATGGCTCGAAAGATCCAGCTCAATTCGGCTTATGGTGCCATTGGAAATCAATACTTTAGATATTACAACCTATCTAATGCTGAGGCGATTACTCTCAGTGGGCAGGTTAGCATCCGTTGGATTGAGAACAAAATGAATCAGTATCTGAATATGATACTTAAAACTGAGGAGAAAGATTATGTTGTTGCTAGTGATACTGATAGCATCTATTTGCACTTGGGTCCTATGGTTGAAGCTGTATACAAGGGGAGAGAGAAAACTGCTCAAAGCATTGTCACGTTCCTTGATAAGGTGTGTAAGACTAAACTTGAGCCTTATATTGAAAGTGCTTACCAAGAATTGGCCAACTACGTTTCAGCATACGATCAAAAAATGGTCATGAAGAGGGAGACCATTGCCGAGAAAGGTATATGGACTGCCAAGAAAAGATACATTTTAAATGCATGGGACATTGAGGGTGTTAGGTTTGAGAAACCTAAGTTGAAGATGATGGGTATTGAAGCAGTGAAGTCTTCTACACCAGGTGCATGTCGTCAGAAGATTAAAGATACTCTAGAAGTTATCATGAATAAATCTGAGGATGAAACACAAAAATTTATTGCAGAGTTTAGAGATCACTTTAATGAGTTGCCTGTTGAAGACATTGCATTCCCTAGAGGTTGTAACAATCTAAATAAGTGGGCACATCCAGCTACTGTATATACAAAAGGCACGCCCATACATGTGCGTGGATCTCTTCTGTATAATTTTTATATTAAAAAGAATAAGTTAAATCACAAGTATCCCTTGATACAAGACGGAGAAAAGATAAAGTTTGTTTATCTAAAGACTCCTAATAAGATCAATGAGAATGTGGTTTCATTCTTTCAGACCTTTCCTTCAGAGTTAGGACTTGACAAATACATCGACTATGACCTACAATTCCAGAAGAGTTTCTTGGAGCCTATTAAAGTCATTATGGATACGATTGGTTGGAAGCCAGAAAAAATTGCCAACCTTGAATTTCTATTCGGATGACCACATACATTGTTGAATATAAGAAAGCTTTCGGTGCTGGAATGAATCCAATAGAGAAAGAGTTCTTTGATAAGGCAGAAGCAGAATGGTTTATCAAATCCATGAAGCAATCTAATTACATAACACAACTGATTACTAAGAAATGAATTTTTTAAATGATGTAGTAAAGGAGATAGGAAATGAATATGCTAGTTTGGTCTCAGACGGAGTGGCAGCTGGTGATACAAGTGGTTTTATCAACACTGGTAGCCATATTTTTAATGCTCTTGTATCTGGGTCGGTATTTGGAGGCATCCCAGGAAACAAAATCACTGCTATCGCTGGAGAGTCAAGTACTGGTAAGACTTATTTTTGTCTTGGCGTTGTGCAGCATTTCCTTGAGTCTAATCCCAATGCTGGTGTCATATATTTTGAGTCAGAATCTGCTCTAAGTAAAGATCAGATTGAAGATAGAGGTATTGATTCATCTCGTATGTTGATTGTACCTGTTACTACGGTGCAAGAGTTTAGAACACAATCTATTAAAATATTAGACAAATATTTAGATCAGGCAGAAGATAAACGTCAACCCTTAATGTTTGTTTTAGATTCTCTTGGTATGTTATCCACAACTAAGGAAGTTGAGGATGCTGAAGCAGGTAAAGAGACTCGTGACATGACTAGAGCACAGATTGTTAAGTCAATCTTTAGAGTACTTACTCTTAAGTTAGGTAAAGCAAACGTCCCAATGCTGGTTACTAATCATACATATGATGTAGTCGGTGCATATATTCCTACTAAGGAGATGGGAGGTGGAAGTGGACTTAAATACGCAGCAAGCACAATCATATATCTTAGCAAGAAGAAAGAAAAGGATGGTAAAGAGGTTGTGGGAAATATTATTAAAT